CCCTTTTTCGGATCACTCTTAGCAGCATGGCATTTCTCATTTATGACATTATTAGTGTCATAAATCCTTAATTTGAGAAAGCAATTCCGCCCATTCCTGACATCACTCTTAATACATTGTAGTTGGTCGCGAACACATACACCTGGGAAGAGGTTGTGGTGCCAACAGCGTTGTTGGACACAGTCAGCAGCAGAGTTGTGTTATCAATGCGGGATAAGTTGCATGTGCCTGTAGGCTGGTGTGTCTCGGGCTGGAGAGCGAAGGAGTACACGTTGATGCCGACAGCGGGCACGTTGGTGTGGTGCTGGTAAGGCTGGACCTCGTTGAAATAGCGGCCTTCGCGGACTTGGAAGCGGTCGTGGCCGTTGAGCTGTAAGAGCGCGGTGATGACAGGGTTCTTGCCGGCCATGCCCTCGACGCGGGTGACGGAGAAACCAGTCTCGAGGACGGCTCTGTCCCACCAGTCAGAGAAGTTGAAAGGCTGCTGGCCCTTCCAAGGGTTGATGACAGTGTCATCGCAAGACACATAGGAATCGCGCTGGACAACCCAGATGAGTTCCTTGCAAGGGTGGTTGAAGTTGAGCTTCAGCTTGTTGGAGCTAGAGGTAATAGACTCAGCGCCAGTGAACTGGAGTGTCTCGATGAGGTACTCGTGGCTGACCTGGGCGAACTTGCGGCGCTCGTCAGTGTCGAGGTAGATGTAGTCGACATAGAGGGAGGCGGCCTGGAGATTGGCGTTGTTAACACGGTCACGGATGGTGTGGGTGTTGGTGAGCTGGGGTGTCAGGTCGAAGCATAAGCTGCGGAGGTCGTTGAACTCCAGATTGATGCGAACCTCGTGGTATTGGAGCGCAATGAGAGGCAGGGCGAGGCCAGGGTTGCGGCAGAACCAGAACTGCAGGGGAATGTACAGGGTGTAGTCAGGGGCGCAGTTGAGGACTTCGTTGGATGTGTTGGGCTCGCCAGGGGCGCAGTCATCGTCGCAAGGCTCGCCACCCTGGGTGAGCAGATTGGTGAGCTGGGGGACGTTGCCAACCATCTTGGCGTAGCCACCCTGCTTGCCGGCCTCTTGTGTGAGCTCATTCCAGATGTGGAGCCAGATGCCATAGTGCTTGTCAATGCGCTGGCCGCCGATTTCGAGCTCGACGGACTTCACCAGGTTGTGACCCACCCAGTTGAGCCAGCGGAACTGGGCACCAGAGCCGTCACCAGTCTGGAGTGTCACACGGGGGAGTGTGGCCTGAAGGTAGATGCGGTGGATTAAATCACCATTGCGCTGAATGGTGCATGTCACACGCTTGCCAAAGCCAGGGGAGCCATTGAAAGGGTTCTCAATGGACTCCATGGCGAAGTTGGTGTGACGGCGATACACCTGCTTGAAGAAGGTGATCTGGGGATTACCAGTTAGGTAAACATCTTGAGCGCCATAAGCAACGAGCTGCATTAAACCACCGCCTGTCATTTTCTATACCCTAGATTTAGAAAAAAATTTTGACAAAACGCAGTTTTTTGCGCCGGGAAGAAATGTTTTTACCTAAACAAAAAAATAGATACATGAACATGATAAAACGAGGTCCAACGTATGACCCATCATTTAGGATAAAATCGAACAAGTTAGGTCTAAATGAATCAAAAACTACGTTAGATACATTACATCAAAATCAACTCCAACATATGAATGAAAATGAGAATGATTTAGAAAAGTTGATTGAAGAAAAAGTTGCTTTAGATTTTAAAATAAAGAATGCTGAGACTCCTTCCAATTTTTTATCTGAGATTCAATATGAACAAATTGAAAATAGGATAAAAATTTTATCCAATGAGATTGAAATAAGAAAAAATAAAAATGAATATTTAGATTATTTTTTAAATACTGGAGATATTTTATATAGTTATTATGATATTCAAGAAAAAATTCAAGAAGGAACTTTACCAAAGAAACAAAATGTTAAAAAAAAAATGGGTGCAATTTTTGATATTTTAGAGATGGCTGCCAAAGAGGATGAATATTTTGACAAAGAAATAGTACTAAAGCAAGATAATACAAATGTATCGAGAGATAAATTACTTGATGATTATATGAAAAAGATACATCCAGATTCTGCTCGTGCTGTTAAAAATATTGCAGATGATACTTATGGTGATTGTCCAGCATGTGAAAAAGAAATGTTTTTTTCAGCAAATGAAGCCGTTTTTACATGTGTAAATTGTGGCTATCAAGAATTTGTACTTATTGATTCTGATAAGCCATCATATAAAGACCCACCTCGTGAAGTATCCTATTATGCTTATAAACGTATTAACCATTTTAATGAATGGCTTGCGCAATTCCAAGCAAAAGAATCTACTGAAATTCCTCCAGAAGTATTTGACATGATTTTACTTGAACTTAAGAAAGAAAGAATTCTTGATACTAAAAATATCAAACAAACAAAGGTACGAGAAATTCTTAAAAAGTTAAAGCAGAATAAATATTATGAGCATGTTCCTCATATTATTAACAGATTAAATGGACAAAATGCTCCTATTATGAATCGTGAAGTCGAAGAGAAGTTGCGTTATATGTTCAAGGAAATACAGCCTAGTTTCGTAAAACACTGCCCAGCGGGTAGAAATAATTTCTTATCATACTCATATGTATTATATAAATTCTGCGAACTGCTAGAATTAGATGAGTATTTATCTTGCTTTCCTTTATTAAAAAATCGTGACAAACTCTATGTACAAGATAAGATTTGGGAACTCATATGTAATGATTTAAGATGGCAGTATATTAAATCAATTTAGCAGTATATTAAATCAATTTAACAGTATATTAAATCAATTTAGCGGTATTTAACCTACGGCTATAATAGTTATATGGTAAAAATTACTAGAAATAATATAAATTTATTAAAGCGTATAGGCGTATTAATATTATTATTAATAATTGTATTATTTATTGTTTATTATTTTAAAGACAACAATGCTTATTTAATTAATCTAGATACTAGGAAAGATAGATTGGATACTGTAACAAATCACTTTAAAAAACACTTAAATATAATAAAAACATCTGCTGTTCATATGACAGAAAATATTAAAAAGGAAAAGTATCCAAATATACAATTGAATATTGGACAAATTGGTTGTGGATTATCTCATATAAATATTGTTAAAACTGCAGTAAAAAAGAATTTGAAAACAGTTTTGATTTTAGAAGACGACTGCAAACCTACAGATTCATTTACAAATTGGTTTACAATTAAAAAATGGTTAGATTCTAATTTAGATAAATGGGATATATTTATTGGAGGAAATTGTAAATACTTTTGGGATAAAGATGAAAAGAAAGAAACCATACATCCAATATGTTCATTGAATAATAAAATACAATTATATTATACAAAAATTATGTGCTTCCAATTTATATATATAAATTCAAGAGCTTATAGTAAGTTTTTAGAATGGGAGAATAATATGGACAATGCAATCGATAACTGGCCTGATAAACTAAATATGATTACTATATCATGTACTCCATTTCTTGCTGTTCAAGAAATAAGTTATAGTAATATTGGAAATGATGTGAGCGATTCATTAAAAAGTTTTGTTGAAACTGAAAAAATTATAGAATCTGTTGAAAATAAAATGAAATGTTATTGAAAATAATTTGTTAAATCCAAATCTTTTCTATCCCCTCCTGTTAATTTAATGTATGGTGTAATTTTGGAATAAAGATTATTTTTTAATTTTTGTTGTAAACACTTTTTATCCCAAGAACATTCAGATTGTATTCTAAACATTGTTTCATTCGCACTTTGATAATAGATTCTAGCTTTTCTTCCAAGCCTTTTTTGTAAAACGACTTGTAAGCATCCATGCTGTGTTAAATATATAGAATAATAGTCTATATTTTTATCTCCAAATATATTTTGATAATCTATTCCATCACTAATAGATTTATTTTTGTATTCTAAAAATCCCATTTTTATTGCTTTTTCATATTCTTCAAACCATAATGAAATTACTTCACTATTTTTAGGAGCCATAATAAACCAATTTTCTATCACTGGGTGTTCTATAGTATCTTTTTCTAAATGCGGACCATTAAATCCTACAAGTTCATATTTATTCATTATAGATTCAGACCATAAATTATTAAATTGATTTTTATTATTTATAATAATACTTATATCCATCCATACACCTCCATATTTTTTAAGTAAATATAATCTTAACCAATCTGAATAGTGCTCTGGCGAAAGATTATTTTTTAAAATATTACTATCATCGTCGTCAATATATTGCTGTTTATTTGATTTTCTAATAATTACAATATCCCAGTCTATTAATTTTCTTTTATTATTATCTTGTATTAGTTTTATTTGTTCTGGAATATTATCTGAATCCCAATAACACCAAATAATTTTTGGTAAATCATAAGAATTTTCAAATCCATCAATTTGGTTAGTATATAATGTTATGAATAAGATAATTATTATTAAAATAATTATTATATTTATTTTATTATATTTCATATATTCTATTATAAGTATATATTAATCGTCTTCATCTTCTTTATTAGGAACATGGGAAGCGTTTAATTGTACCATTGTACCTGGCGATGTTGCACCAAAAGATTCTCTAGGAATTATAAAAATACTTATCACTAATAATACAATTATTAAAAGAAGAGTATTTAATAGCTTTTTATTCATCTAACTAGTAACACTTTTTACACTCTGCCACCAGGGAATCCAACTAGATTGGCACCAATACCGAAGCCAGCACCTTGGCGAGCAGTGAAGGCAATAGAAGGTGACACTAAGTCGAGTAACGCAAACACGACGGCCGCAGTTACACCGAGTGCGGCGACATCCATCAGGTCAAGAGACTTCTTGGGGATGAAGATGGCGACGGCAGCAATGGCGAGACCCTCAACTAAATACTTAATCACGCGATTTACAACTTCAGTAGCCATTGTCATTTCTACTATTGCTTAAAGATTTTCTATTTTGTAAAAGTATATGAGTTCGTCGGATGAAAGAGAAGATTATCTTACAGTAGATCCTGAGATACCGGGGCAGAAGTGGTGCCTCTTAAGTTTTATCTCACCGGAAAACGTTTTAAAGAACAAAGACACTTTTTTCTTTGAGCAGTTTCTTAGCAACTTTGAGGTGAATGTAAAAACCAAATTAATTGAGCAGTTTCTAGCAAAGACTACTCAGAATATAAATGACACTCTTGAGAATCACGCCGTTGAGTTTGAGAAAAAGGATTTGAGTGGAGTTGCTATTAGTTGCCGGAATGCGAAGGTCCGCGTGGATGATGTTCTGGGTTCTCTGCAAGAGTTTGTAAAAAAGAATGTAAGTGATCTAAAGTCTGATAATATCAAAGAGAAGTATGATGATTTTATGTATACCAACAGACAGCGTCTAGAGGATGACTTTTATAAGAAGAATGAGTTTCATACCACCGTACGTGGTCTAAAAATCCGTGGGGTATATGGTAGTCCAGAGGAAGCCGAAATGCGCTCAAAGAAACTGCGGAAGCAAGACCCTATTCATAATATTTACTCCGCGGAGGTCGGAAAGTGGCTACCATGGGATCCAGAGCCTTCCCAGATTAAAGAGCAAGATTATGCCGAAGAGGAGCTCAATGTTATGATGAAGAAGTATAAAGAGAATGAGGAGTCGCGTGAGGAGTTTTATCGTGAAAAGAAGGCAAACCGCAAAGTAAACCCTCACAATCTAGAAAATACAGTTGATTCTAGTGCTATGTTTGATAGCCCTGACCTTGCAATTCAACGCAAGCTTGAGAAGAAGGATTAGATATTTTAGTTTTTCATTAAATTAATGAAACGTAAAACATTTATATGCGGTTTGTAGGAGGAGGATAAATAGGGTGGCATGTATTTGACTGGCAGAATTCACCTTCATTACAGTTTATACCAGCACAGTCAATATTGCGAAACCCTTGGTAAGCTCCATAGCCTAGAGCAGCAGAAACTACTAATAATACAATTACTAAAAGAAAAGGTGATTTGGTTGAGCGAGCCATCTATATTAAATTAAGGAAAAACCGGAAGGGTTGTCGGACCTAGTGGAGGAGGATTGTCTGATTTACAAAATCCATTTATACAACGTGTGCCATTGCCACATGATGGCATTCCAACTCCACATTGATTCGGATTGGCAAATCCTTCTATACGTAAATATCTATCTGCGATTAATAGTGCGAATCCAACAGCTATTAAAGTTAAAAAATCACCAATTGATGGTCTCATCTATTACTAATTAATTATAATTTCTTATTTACATTAATTGTAGGTCCTTTTAGTCTTTTAGCATTGTTAGCATCATATGAATCATCCGCTTCTTTCTTGTAATAATTAGCGGAGTGTTGCCAGAATTCTGGTGCTCCAATACGAAAATCGCCATGCATAGCTGCCTTGTACCAATAAATAGAATCTTCAATCTTATTACTTTGGCTTGTATTATCAATTACAAGACATTCATAATTCTGTGTACATTGGTCCATGACCTGACAGAAAAACTCAAAAGATGGGAAAGCAGAAGCATAATTATCATAAATTCTTTTGCGATTTGATATATATGACTCTTTTAATATAAATACATAATCGACGTTAGTACGTAGAGCTGGTTGAATACCTAGAGGATATTGCATCGTAATTAGAAAGAAAACTTTTAGCCAACGACCATTCATGAAAAGATATTTAATGTTTTTGTCATGTGTCCATGAATCGTCGTACATACAATCATCAAGAATCATAAACGAGCGGGGGTCAATACGGCTTTGAACACCTTTATCTTTATCATCTTGAATTTTCATCATCATAAGTTTTTGTCTTTTACAGAAATTTGCTAAAATCACAGGATTGAATTCGCCATGAATAAAAATGGGAGGAATCATTTTTCCAAAAAAACCATTTGATTCTTCTGTACCGGAAATAACAGTTCCTAAAGGCATATCTTGATGGTGAAATAATAAATCTTTTACGAGAGTTGATTTACCAGTTCTTCGGCGACCAATGAAAACACATACTGCATCTTGTTGAATTTTTCTCATATCAAACTTTTTTAATGATACATTCATAGCACCACCAGACATTATATATGCTAATTATAAAAATAAAACACTAATAATGCGGATATGAAGATTTGAATGAATCTATATCTCAAAAAAGATGGATATAAGTTCAATACTCCGGGGAATAAAGATACCAGAACCTAAATGTATGAAATATGTTATTAGTGATACTCTACAGAATTTAAAACACTATTCAAAGCTTGAGTCTTACATACCACCCATGAAAAAACTATTTGATATAAAAGATTCTGATAAAAATTATGCTCTTGAGAATAATTTTATAATTACTGGATTAAATATTTCGAATGACGATAGTATCAAGGGTAATTGTAAATTAGATGTATTAATTGATAATAAGGCTACAAAAATAGATGCATATTTAAAAGTGACACATTTAATTGACCCGGTTCGTTATTTACAAAAAGATGAAAGTCTTGACATTAATTCTAAAATAAATAATCCATGGAATCAAGCTTACGTAGAAACTGTTGCAAGTTATGCATTAGGAAAACTTCGTAAAGAAAATATTAGTCCCCATTTTAATTATTATTACGGTGCTTTTACTTCTATTGCGAAAAACTATAATTTCAATATTTCGGATGAAGTCGAAAGCTATAAAATGTATAGATGGTTTTGGGATAATATTGAAAGTGAAAAAATGAAAATTATTGTTGAATCGGATGATGCGGAAGCTTCTAAAGAAATTTATGATGAAATTATGATAAAACCAGATTATTGTTTAGACAAGAAAGATTCGAATGATGTAGAGGAGCTAGAAGATATTGTTACAAATGAATGTTATGAAATTGAAAGTTTAGATAGCGCAAGTATTAAAACACAATCGACTATTTCAACAAAAAGTTCTAGTTCAGAAGAATATAGTGAAGAAGATGAAAATGAATATAATGTATTTATTAAACTAAAAGACTTTCCAACAATGATGATATTTACAGAAAAGAATGACTCAACAATGGATGATTTACTAGAAGATTTCGAATCAGTTGGAGCGAAACCAAATACAAAATTATGGGAAGAAAAATGGTGTGCTTGGTTATTTCAGGTAATTGCTGGATTATGTGTAGCACAAACACTTTTTGGATTTACTCACAATGATTTACATACAAATAATATTGTATATAGTGATACGGAAGAAACATATTTTTATTACAAAACAAATGATAATAAAATATTTAGAGTTCCAACATTTGGTAAAGTCTTTAAAATTATTGATTTTGGTCGTTCTATATTCTCAATTAATGAGCATCTTTTTGTAAGTGATGATTTCTGTGATGGTAATGATGCTGCGACGCAGTACAATTTTCCAGAACTGACAAATGGTTTTAGAGAAAATGAACCAATCGTATATCCAAGTGCATCCTTTGATTTAGCGAGACTATCAATTAGTTTATTAGAAGGTTTATTTCCGGAAGTTCCTGATGATAAAAAGGATGGAAAAATTTTAAGTAATGAGTCTCATAAAGTTGTAAAAGAAACAATTTCGGATCTATTCAATATTCTTTGGATGTGGTTAATCGATACTGAAGGAAAGAACATATTAATCAATGATGAAGAGGAAGAACGATTTCCCGATTTTGATTTATATGTTCATATTGCTTCTTCTTGTAAGAATTGCATACCGAAAGAACAAATCTATAAAAAACCTTTCAATAAGTTTATGATAGATATTAAAGTTCCAAAAGATGTGAAAGTATATCCTTTGTTTGTGTAAATTAAAACTGCGGTACTCCCACTTGAATATCTAAATCTTCTGCTCCTCCAGTCATAGTTGGCATTGCTGATAAAAATGATAAAGATGTTACATAGGATAATAATGATGCCGAAGACTCTGGTAGCAGCTGCATAATAAGTAAAAATAGTACTGAACCTATAATAAAATCACGTATTACGGATTTCATTGTTGGTTGTTTCTTTTCAACACTATAACTGCTTATTGCGCCTAATGAAGAAATTAATGCGCCTCCAAATAATATTCCTACAAGAAGCTGGCTCATACTCTGGGAGGTTTAGGGAAAAAACGAACTGGGGAAAAACGCTAGAGTTAGAGAGTTTCAAATTCTATAGTTTCTTGTTCTTCCTCTAAAGTTTCAAAATCATTTAGACTTTCACCCTTTTCATCCAAAATCTGAATTGTATCTTCTTCTTCATTCTCGGAATCAGAATCATTTCTGTTTGATTCAATATCTATAATTGTATTTACCTCTGCAAACTTTACAGATGGCTCAGTATCAACTGAAATAACTGGGGGCTCAAGATTTTGAATAGATGATTCTTTTGTTGTTTCAAGTGTTGGAAGAGTTAGTACCGGAGATTCTTTTTCTTCCACCTTTTCTTCCACTTTTTTTTCCACCTTTTCTTCCACCTTTTCTTCCACCTTTTCTTCCACCTTTTCTTCAACCTTTTCTTCCACTTTCTCTTCCACTTTCTCTTCCACTTTTTCTTTCACTTTCTCTTCTTTCTCTTCCACTTTCTCTTCCACTTTTTCTTCTTCATCATCATCCTCAACATCCGTTTCATCATCATCTTTAAGGTATTCCTTCAGAATATTCTTTACAGGTAGCATACTGCGAATAGATTGAAGAATTCCATCTTGAATAAGTTGCTCAACTTGACGCATACTTTTTTGTCTTTCAATGGCTGGACCGGAAGGAGAAAATAAGAATACATTTGACCATAGAATTCTAGCGCATTCAATCATTGTGTGATGTAAAAAGTGCTCTGTCTTTGGAATTGTAATCTGAAGTTTCTTTTGTTTAGAAGTTAAACGAATTGCAGATAACACTTTTGTATGAGCAACAAATACAGCGCTTAATAAATCTTCAAAATAATCACATTTAATATCTTTGATAACAACACTTGTTTTTGTCTGAACCTTCTCATGGTTCCATTCGGGTATTTGTTTTAATGCGTTTTGAAAACTTAGTAATAACTTTTTAGAATCTTTTTCAGATTCTTTTGTTTCATCCAATAAATGTAAGAAAAATCCTAAAAATGCTGGTAAACAGAACTGCGTAAGTTGTCGAGTGTATTCTGTTTTTGCATCCGCATACACATTGATACCTTCAGAACCGGGTATATCCATACTCTTTTAATTTGTTTTATCCTTTGTTCTGTTAATTACCGCAATATAATGAGATAGTTGTATCCATGGAGAATAGCCAGCCCCAATTTTTTTCACTATTTCAGTCGAATTATAATCCCAATTATAGTAATTTGCTAAACTATAGATTATTTCAATAGGGTTATGACCATTTTTTCGAAGTTGAATAATATCACTAAGTGTTAGATTTGATATATTTTTACACGGTGTTCCAGTCATTAAACTACATTTATTCGCAATCGCTATGTTTTTCTGAAAACGGAATGAATGTTTCGAATTCAATGATATAGGAATACATCGAGAAAGAATTGGTGGAGAAAGTTTCCAAGGCTCACGAACTTCCAGCATAGAAGTTACACTTGGTGAAGATGTTTCAAGAATTCTTCGCAAAAATGCTTGTGCTTCTTGTGTTAAATCATCAGCACCTTCAATCCAGACATATAATGCTTCTTTTGACCTTACTTGTTGATGTAAAATTTCTCGACCTTCACGAAGACTGCGGTCTATACGCACATTCCAACGAAAAAGTTTTGCATTGTTCTTTTTTGCTTCTTGTCGTATATAAAAACTTTTACCTACACCAGGCTCTCCAGATACAAGAAAAGAATTCTTTTTATATGTACTATTCATTAATACATATAAAAGGATTATGTTTAGACCTTAAAATATTTTGAAGGATGCTCTGTTATAATATATAGACCTAAGAAAAAGCCAATAAAAAATTCTGCAAAATCTATTCTTATATTTTTTTCTGTTACATCAATACATTGATATAACGCATATAGAAGAACTATTATTGGATATTTAGCAGCAAGAATTCCAAATATAACATGAAAAAATGAATTATAATTATCTCCAAAGATACTTCTCATCTATTACATACCTTTTAACATTTCTTGGTATACTGCTTCATCTTTCTCGGCATTTTTCTGAATACTTTGCATAAGAGGATTTCCTTCAACAGCAGCAATCATTTCACGTTGATTACGCTCGGCCGCTTGATCTAGTTTTAGAGGAACTCTGTATCTCACTTGCCCTATATCCCCAACACCCGCATTGAAATCCATAGAGCGATTCACAGCATTGGCTCTGTCATTTACAACATCAGCATCTAGTTTCTTTGTTGTTTGGTGAATATCGCCGGTAAATACTGCGAGTCCGCCATTGCCTGACATAGGGCTGCGTCCTTGAGAGACTTTCTCTTTTGTAGGGTTTGTGCGCATATTGTAAGCGGCTTCATGGCTTGTAAAGTCTTGTTGAGAAGCCATAGGAGTACCATAGTATTCTGACTTCGCAGAGATTTGACCTTTCTGCGTAGGCTTCGCAATGTCGTCGGGGTCATACACTTTCAGTCTATTGGGTGCGCTAGCAGAAGAAGGAATTCCCATATAGTTCCAGTTTACAGTAGTTTCTTTCACTGTAGTGCGTGCAACATCGTCAGACCATACAGTTAATGCGGGAGCGCCTTGAGCATAACCAACAGGTGTTCCAGTTTGTCTTATATTACCAATTGTCTCACCGCGATATGTAGGGCGAGCCTTATCAGTATAATGTGTTGGCACAGCACCAGTATCAGCGGGTGCTAAATTGAGACCCATTGTGCGAGTAGAAGTAGAATTTCTTTCATTGGGTCTTATTTCAATAGAAGAGCGACCATAGTCGGCTTCAGGTGCATCTGTATTATTTGTAAAATATTCTGTCATATTTGCATTACGGTATCCAGCACCACCATATTGTTGCGCCATGGGGGTTCTGTAAGACCCAGTCACATAGGATTCGCCAAATTCTTGGGAAGCGGCGGGACCAATTAGTTCTGAACTAGTATCAGTGCGTGATGTATACTTCATCACTTGGATAGGACGTGTCGCTTCCTTTTGCGCATCTTGAGCAAATGCGCCAATGTAACGCTCACCACTTTCATCTACAAAAAATGTATCAGGCTTGTACTTGCGAACTTCACCAGGATTTTCAGCGGCATTACCAATAAAACGCTGGCCTGGAACGACTTGACCCTTGTATGTTAATTTAGGATTATCAGCAGTACGAATATCATCCGTCTTTGGCATCTTTTCCATCATTAACTGATTTACTTCCATTTGTTGGAATCCACCCTTGCCTGTAGAGCCGAACTTTTCACCGACACCAGCACCTACACGAACTGGTTCAAAAGGCTTCTCGCCAGCACGGCTACGAGGTAAGTCAATACGGTCACTAATGAAATTAGAAGAATCCTCTAAACCAAAAGGGTTGCCAAAAGGTGTTTGAGAAGTATTGAACATTGTTTCCACTTCTTTTTTCTTAATCTGCGTAACTCCAGAGCCAGTGTAAGAATCTAGAATGCCAGAATTTGTTTGAGGTCCTACGTTTTGTCTTACACGACCTCCAAAGAATGGAACCATATTATTGTGAGTAAAATCAGAAGATGATATTTGTTGTCCGCTAAGTGGGCTTGTTACATAATCTCCTTCCATATAATTTGGGTTTTCTTCAACGCCGTTTGAGCTGTATGATACTTGAGCAGAGATTGTATCAATTGGTTGAGGGGCTGGCTCCGTTTTTGCTTGTGGGAGTGTTGTGCCGCCGAATGAAAAAGCAGACCCTTCTGGTCCGGGATTTGGTTGACTAGGATAAATCTGACCGAATGGTGTTGCGTAACGTAAGTCTAGTTCAGGATTTGACCCTTTTACAGAATTTCCTTGTTCATTTCTTGTAAGTGGTTGCATAGGTGGTTGTTGTTGTGTAAAGCCTTCATCGTTACTTTTGGACAATTTAGTTACTAAATATCCAAGACCAACTAATCCGAATGCTGCTAATGCAGATATAGGTTCCATCTATTACTAATGTGTTTTAGACTTTTCTTTATCAATATCACGAGAAGGTATGAAAAAGTCAAAAGGGGTTTCAAAAGTATTTTGTGGTTGATGAGGTAATCCTTCCCAACGATTCCATCCAGTTGCTCGTAGAGTACAAGGAGGATTATTCAAACGGTTGAATAATTGTGGCACAGACTCATCTGGTGGTGCAACATAAGGAGCATTTGTAAATTTATTTGTTGCAGGATTGTGTTGAATATTATTATTCTTAACACGAGTACTGAGTCTATTAATGTTTTTTAAATCAGACTCTACATCTGTTTTCCATGTATCGTTTACATAACTTCCACCAGACATTTGAATGCGTGTAGTGACATCTACAGGGTAACTTTCAAAGCAGTTAATACCGGGAGGATTAGCATAATATTTTAAAGCATAATTTGTAATTCTTAAATCATCTTGGGTGTGAAATTCATCCCATTTAGAACGAGTCATATTTCTTAAAAAATCACCACCTGAAGCCATATCTATTATATTTAAAACTTATTCTTAGCCATACAAGATTCTTTCTTAAATGTTAAAGGCGCAAAGGTAGCAGGATATGACCACATTTGATATTCTTTTCTGACAACAGGTATTGCGTTTACTGTAAGAGTATTTTTAGGATTCTTGCGCTCAATCATATTAGGATTGCTAGATGGTAAATGTTCACGAAATGCTGCCCACGTATTAGCTCTTGTAATACCCATTAAATCAGATTCTAAATCAACACGACTCCCTTTAATATCATACACCTCATTACCACCAACTAATCCTAGAATGTGGCGTTTAGGTTTTACATGTTCATATTCTGATACAATATAGTCATACACTTGGGGGTTTTCTTGTTTTTCAAACATGTGAGAAGATGGTTTCTCATATGCTTCAAAATAACTATTCAGCGCCATTTATCTAACCATAGTTAGCAATTAACATCGCGAATATAAGAGCGACTGGGTAAGCCACCGTGAATCCAACCGGGTGAAGCGACTTCAGGGATTAAGTTTTTAGGGTTCTGGATATTATCCTTGACAGTGGGGATTAAGGGAGTGTATTGCTGTGTGAATTCTTGCTCCGTCACGGTACCACATTCCTTTCCTTGACGAACTTGCTCAGAATGTAATAAATACGACTCAACTTCAGCATTACCACGACCGCCACCCATAAAAGGAACACTTAAAAATGGGCGAGCCTGTTGACGAATATTGCACTTGTTATTCTTAAATTCAGGCTGATTGCGCATGAGAGAATCACTGTCAATAAAATTATTGTTATAGCCATAGCCTTCGCGAGGGAATAACATAAGATTCTTTGACGCTAAAGGGTTCACTTCACGAGCATTTGGTACTAAATTTGTCGTAGCATAATTACCGGGTCCAACGGATTGGCCAAAATATTGTTCAATACCGCAAGTATCATCCCTTGTATGTGTCAAACGGTTGATCTCCATCTACCAAAACTATATTTTTCTTTAATCAAAATAGAATGAAACCGGCTTCAAAAAAAGTAACAAAGAAATTTTGTGATTGTATAAAAAAGGTTCGTACATACATCAAGCCTAGAAAAGGTACAAAAGAATCTGCGTCAATTGGTATTTGTGTGAAAAGCGTTTTACAAACACGAGGAAAAACTTTGCGTAAATTTAAATGCCGTAATGGAAAACTTTTTACAAGAAAAATGAAGAACTAATTATCGGAAAGCCATGGTATAACTGCTCCAGCACTTCCTGTAGAAGAACTACAGGCAAGGCGGTTTCCTTCCTTACATGTCTTGCCTGGTATCTTATATAACCAATTCTGGTAAGATTCTTGGTCGTTAGGAACAGTGGTGCTTGGCATTGTATAGAATTGACGCTGACCTTGTGAATTATTGAATACGTCCGTAGGATCATTTATAAATTGCGTCTTGAAGAAATCATCTAATTGTACTGACACGGAAGGATCAAAAATACTTGCTGCGGATGGGCGAGACGGATTGTATTTAATTTCATCCACTAATACATTCATAAATGGATTTTTAGCATTTGGATATGTTACTTTTTCACCAATAACCTCTTCAAAAAGACCATCCGGGACAGCAGTATCTTCTTGCTGGAAGTTTTCAGTAATAACTGTGTCGGGGGTAGAATCATATCTTAAATACCAAATAATAGCATGTAGAACAGTTAAAATCATAAATACAATGAAAACATTAGCATTTTGTAAAAGATATGCACTAATACCTCCTACCACTGTTAAAACAACAAACGCAAAAATAACATGATTTACAACGTCACTTTTACAAGATGTTTTTACTTTATCGACTGAATATGATTGCGAAAATAGTCTTATATCTTCCCAAACATATTTATTACACTGTTCACCCATCTACTTTTGCTCTATACAGTATTATTTCTTTGTTCCACTATTTTGTTTCTTTTTTGCTTCTAACTTCTTTTTTAGACGCTCACGTACGAGAGACATACGAGCACTGCCTTCTTTACCGGCAGCACGTGCCATGTCCATATCCTCGAAATTAAAAGCAGTTTTAAAACCTTCTAGAATTTCTACAAATGCCGGATTATTTTGGAATTCTTCCATTAATTCCTCTGCTTCACGAGCAAGCTCTTGAGGTCTTAGTTGGCCGGATTGAATCTTCTGTTGGAGTTTTTTGCCAATCTTTTGAAGAGCATTTTGAATTAGATTAGGATTCTTTGTTGACATAGAAATCAGAATCTCAAAAGCACGTGTAGGGTCTTTCTCACACGCTTCTAAATCTTCTGCACTAAAGCCAAAATCTTCAGGGTCAAATTCCTTTACTAAATCTTCTGCAAGTTTCGCCATTTGACCCTTTAGGAACTTCTCAGGAAGTGGTGGTAGACTCTCGCCTCGTTTTCCAAAAAGTTCAAATAGTCGGGAGGACATATTGTTGAAATCAACCTTCTCCATACGAGTTCTCCATTCACGCATCATGCCATCAACCCAATCTTGAGATACTCCTTCTACATCTCCAGTTGTGTAGATTACACAAAGATCGAGAATAGAATTATATTCATTAATAGCCTTGACCGTATTCTTAGATAGTTGTTCCCATACACTATTTGGGATAACTACACCGGGTAATACGAGATGGTCTTCGGCGGTTAAACGTTTCTTATAAACATTTGATTTATATGCATCCATGCGCTGCTCATTCGGAATAGACTTTGCTGCGGCAATCTCGTTTTTTAATTCTGGGCAAGTTCCTTCCAGATCTACACAGAATTCTTCATACTTGGATTGAAACGTGGCCTCCATATTCTTTCTTAAAATTATCTTTTAAATATCTTCTTTTTCACGCTGGATTTTAAAAGTAAAAAAATCCATTTTTTTACTTTTAAAATATTGCCTGAATTTATTCACGCTGGATTTTATTTTTAAAAACAGCCTGAATTTATTCACGCTTCATGCCATTTTATAACGTTCAACCAAAGTATTTAATACTTTTAGATAATTCCAAATTGATTTCTTATTAGAATCAGACATTGTATGCCAATGTTTATTAAAAATAGTGAGTGCTGGTGAAATTTCATTAAACTGGGTTTCAATTAGTTTGTTAGCATATTGAATAATATATTCAGCGTCTTCGTTCTTCACTGCTTCATTTACGGCCTTAAATACATTTTCATAATATAACTCCATAGCGATTTTTGGACTACTCGCTTTCGCAAACTTAATAATTTCTAAAGCACTTTTAATATCACGTTCTTCTGGAAAACTTTCAGAAAGGTCTTCAAAAAAACGAATTAGTTGATTATTAAACGCTCCTAAAAGGCTCGTCATTCTCTTATATTGATTTATCAATAAATCTTTATGTATTTTTTTACATTACTTGTCTTTTTTGTGGCATACCAACATCTCTTGACCTTTGATATTCTTCCATTTGTTTATCAAACATTTCTTCTTTCTTTGATTTATTTCTCCCTTGTTCAGTTTTTCCGGGGTTATAATCTTGTGAGGATTTGTCACCCATTGCATTATTGCCGTTTAAAAATGAAAATGCGCCAGGAATTGTTAAGCCACCATTTCCTGTTGAGCTTGTATCAGAATCATTGAAACTATATCCAACATTCTTTGAAAAACTAGTATGTTCAGTGTAATTCCATCCTTCTAAATCTGAAGATTCGGATGGCCCTTGTTGGCTACCTTGCTGATTTTGCATTTTCTTTTCGTACAACCAGTTCATCACTTCGCCATCTGTACGAGGCTCTGTCTCTCCTTGAATTACAAGCGTCGGCACTTTCTTGAGCCACTTTGGCAGAGCTTGGCTATTTGGTGGGTCAACAGATATAAACTGGAACTGCGCTTTGTAAGGAGTCTGAGATACTTCCATAATAAATGCCTTTGACCAAGAACACTTGGTCGAATAATAGCATATGTTCTTTTTATCCATTAATAGTTTCTTAGAACTATCTATATTTTAGAAAACGCATTGATGTATAAAAGCAAAAAAATTAATTTTAAAAAACGGCTTAATATAACTATTAAAGAAATATCTGTTAGTTAAATAAGATGACAAAAGCCGGAGGAGTTTCTTTCGAAAATATCCACTTTGAAGATAAATATACATTAAAATTTCAACTCAAGAACACAAATGTAAGTTATGCAAATACTCTTCGTCGCATTATGCTATGTGAAGTTCCTTCTGTCGGATTTCGTGCCGAAATTCTAAAAGATGGAACAACCAGTGATGTAAAAATTCTAAAGAATACTACTGCAATGTCAAATGAAATGTTTGCCCACCGTATTGGCTTAGTACTGGTACAGGCTACACCAATTGGATGGGATCCAGCAAAATATGAATTCCGTCTTGATGTAGAGAATACTAGTGATAAACCTCTTGATGTAAAGGTGGCAGATATTGAAGTATATGAAAATAATGATGGTGAAATGGTAAAGATTCCTAATACTAAGTTCTTTCATCCCGACAGCGTATCACATGATACATGTCTTCTAGCAGTTCTAAAGCCTAAGATTGGTAGTAGCAGTGTTGAAACTGTTGCGTTCAAAGCAAAGGCGACTGTTGGTGTTGGCCGTGAGAATGTTCGTTTTAGTCCGGTGAGCCAGTGCTCGTATTCGTATACCCGTGACAATTCATCTGAAAAGAAAAACAAAATTTTCACAGATTGGCTTGACCGTCACAAGAAGATTAATGCTCAAGAACTAGAACAAGATTCTGAACGAAAGAAAGTTCTTGAGCGCGAGTTTGAGACAATGGAAGCCGCTCGTTGTTTTATGATGAATGAGAAAGGTGAGCCTAATAGTTTTGATTTTGTTGTAGAAAGTTGTGGCGCATTCAATCCGTTTGATATTATTATTGAAGCTCTAAAGGTTATCGAGCGTAAGTGCCATGCGTATGCTGGTCTAGATAAAGGAGAGCTACCTGACAATGTAAAGATTCAGCCCACTAAGAAAGAAGCACGTGGATTTGATATTTACTTTCAGCATGAAGACCATACTCTCGGTAATCTTCTAACCACTTGGATGGATGAAAATATTCTTGACCCCCATGGTCTCAAAGAAAACCATATTACTTTCTGCGGTTATTGCGTCCCTCATCCTCTTCGTGATGAAATGTTAATGACTGTGTTGGCGAAAGATGATATTATTTGCCGCAAAGCAATTGCAGCAGCCGCAATGAATTGTGGAAAGATGTTTGGTGCGTGGCGTGAGAAACTTATGACTAGCCGTGTATAAATAATCATGTTATGTTTTACATAACTAAATTATTACTTTCTAGATTTTCTTAGTTTACGTGTTTTTCGTTTACCACCTTTTTTTCCTGAGATGGGTACTGGTGCTGGTGCGGGCCTAGGCGCTGGTTGAGGAGAAGGTTTTGGAGCTGGTTTTGGAGCTGGTTTTGGAGCTGGTTTTGGAGCTGGTTGAGGAGCTGGTTTTGGAGCTGGTTTTGGAGATGGTTGAGGAGCTGGTTGAGGAGCTGGTTGAGGAGCTGGTTTTGGAGATGGTTGCGGTGATGGTTTTGGAGATGGGGATGGTTGAGGAGATGGGGATGGTTGAGGAGATGGCTGTGGTACTGGTGCTGGTTGTGGCGATGGTTGAGGGGCTGGTTGAGGAGATGGAGATGGTTGAGGTGATGGTTGCGGTGCTGGTTGAGGAGATGGCTGTGGTACTGGTGCTGGTTGCGGTGATGGTTGAGGAGATGGAGATGGTTGAGGAGATGGCTGTGGTACTGGAGCTGGTTGAGGGGCTGGTTGAGGAGATGGCTGTGGTACTGGTGCTGGTTGCGGTGATGGTTGAGGAGATGGAGATGGTTGAGGGGCTGGTGCTGGTTGCGGTGATGGTTGAGGGACTGGTTGAGGAGATGGAGATGGTTGAGGTGATGGTTGTGGCGATGGTTGAGGAGATGGAGATGGTTGAGGGGCTGGTGCTGGTTGCGGTGATGGTTGAGGGGGTGGAGATGGGTGTGGTACTGGTGCTGGTTGAGGGGCTGGAGATGGTTGAGGGGCTGGAGATGGTTGCGGTGATGGTTGAGGAGATGGTGATGGTTGAGGAGATGGTGATGGTTGAGGAGATGGTTGCGGTGATGGTGCTGGTTCAGGGGCTGGAGATGGTTGAGGAGATGGTTGTGGTACTGGTTCAGGAGCTGGAGATGGTTGAGGAGATGGTTGGGGAGATGGTGCCGGTCTAGGAGATGGTGCTGGTCTAGGTGCTGGTCTAGGTGCTGGTCTAGGTGCTGGTCTAGGTGCTGGTCTAGGTGCTGGTGCTGGTCTAGGTGCTGGAGATGGCGATGGTCTAGGTGCTGGAACTGGTGCTGGTCTATAGTAAGTATTTAGGAGTGGTTTATTTACTTTTCTAATTCTGTTATTACCCGTGTCTGCTATAAATAAGTTACCTTCAGCATCAAATACTAGACTCATTGGATTATTAAGAGAGGCATTAATGGCTTGACCATTATCACCATCTCCCCCACTTACCCCATTTCCAACTAATGTCGTTATTATACCAGTAGATACAGAAACCATGCGTATAACATTATTACTAGAGTCGGCGATAAATATATTACCTGAAGCATCCAATGTGATACCATTCGGTTTGTTGAGTGCTGCGTTAATGGACGAGCCACCATCACCGCTATAACCGGCGGTGCCATTCCCCGCCATTGTTGTAATAATGCCCCCTGTATCGAATTTGCGGATAATATTATTATTCATGTCAGCAATAAAGATGTTTCCATTCACATCTACAGCAATATCAGATGGCCATCTGAGTCCTGAATCAATGCCAGTTATATTGGTTATGACACCTGTTGATATAGAAACCCGTTTGATGCTGTTATCGGTGCTGTCCGCAATAAAGAGATTTCCCGAATTGTCAATCCGAATGCCGATAGGCTGGCTAAGGTTTGTATTAGGCAATGTTGTGATGATGCCAGATGACCCAGAAATCACTCGAATACAACGGTTCATTGTATCCGAAATATATACATTACCTGAAGCGTCCACCGCAACAGATTCTGGCAATTTGAGCAAAGCAAGATTTGCTGGACCATTATCACCCGTGTAACCCAATACCCCAGTTCCTGCAATTATAACTGGTGGTGAACCTATAGAAATTTTTGATACACGATTAGCATTACTCTCAACATAATATAAATTTCCAGAAGAATCAAAACATACGCTAGTAGGATAAATTAACCCATCAATAACATTTGTAATAATACCAGGGACTTCTGCACTTGGTGCAGGACTTGGTGCTAAAATTTGTGTTGAACTTGGTGCTGGAATTGGTGTTGGACTTGGTGCTGGACTTGGTCTTGGGCTATAGTAAGTATTTAGGAGTGGTTTATTTATTTTTTTGATCGAGTTATTATATTGGTCTGCTATATATATATTACCTGAAGCGTCTAAAGCAATACTCGATGGATAATAAAGCATATTATCTGTGCTAGTGTGACGGCCCCCAACTATAGTGCTAATGATACCTGTCGTTTGTTCCACCATACGGATGCGGTTCCATCCAGTTTCTGCAATAAACAAATTGCCAGAAGTGTCCAAGGCAATACCATACACCGCACTTAGAGAGGCGCTGCTTGCAGGACCACCATCCTCACTGTAGTTGTACGAGCCAGTGCCCGCTATTGTAGTGATAATGCCAGTGGAGGCCGACACGAAGCGGATGCGGTTGTTGTTCGTGTCTGCAATCCACAAGTCACCCGATGCGTTTACCGCGATGCTAGTAGGACCCGAGAGCGCTGCGCTAATAGCCGGACCGTTGTCCCCACTAAAACCCGGGTCCCCATTGCCGGCAATAATTGTGATACTGCCTGTCAATGCCGACACCTTACGAATACGAGCGGGACCAGGTTCAGAAAAAAATATATCTCCTACAGTATTTACTGCGACACCATATGGTAGCGTGATTTGCGGGGAGATATCGTCACCTGCCACCGATATGATCACGCCGCCCGCGGAAACTTTGCGTATACGGTTATTCCCAGTGTCCGCTATGAAAAGGTTGCCAGCAGTATCCACTGCGAGACTTTGTGGGGAATTGAGCTGCGCATTGGTGGCTAACATGCCATCGCCATTGAAGCCAGCAACCCCATTTCCAGCAATTGTAACTGCTGCACCACCTGTTATCGGAACCTTTATTACACGATTACCATTACTCTCAATATAATATAAATTTCCAGAAGAATCCACACATACGCTATAAGGAGAATTTAATCCACTAATAATAGTATTCATAGCACCAGGGAGTGATGAGTATGGTGCTGGGATATCACCGCCTTTATATATTTTATTTTTTATTTTTTTTCTTGTTTTTCTCTTTCTATTACCTACAGGAGGAGTGTCGGTTTGTAAAGGAGTATTTATGATATAAGAAGATTTAATACTTTTTTTTAATGACCGAAGTGATTTCATATTACTATTTATATGAATAATAATATTTATTTTTATTTTACTACTTTACTTTTTAAAGAAGAAATGTATTTGTTTAGATAATTTAGTTATGTATTACATAACATGATTATTTTTAATAAACCTATTCAATTAAATTATTACTTTCTAGATTTTCTAGATTTTTTAGACTTCTTTGTTTTTCTTCTACTACCGCCCACTATTGCTGGAGAAGGAGAGGGGTTAGGAGCGGCGCTTGATGCTTCTGCTGGAGAAGGAGAGGGGTTAGAAACCGGAAAAGGAGCAGGTTTAGGAGCAGGTTTAGGAGCAGGTTTAGGAGCAGGTTTGGGAGCAGCTTTGGGAGCCGGTTTAGGAGCAGGTTTGGGAGCAGCTTTGGGAGCAGGTTTAGGAGCGGCTTTGGGAGCAGGCTTAGGAGCGGCTGCTCTTTTTTTATTAAATTTTTTCATAGCTCTAGGAACAGGATTAACTTTAGCGCTAAGTGAAGCCGAGGCAGTATCTAAAATACTTATTGTACGTGGAGGTGATGTTTTAGAGGGTTTTCCACCTGTTACTGGATTCACAATTGAAGGTGATAGTAATATAATAGTATCCCATGTTGAAATATAATAATTATTAGCATTATCAACAGATACTCTGTAACATTTATTCGTTGTGTTCTCAGTATAAGTTCCCCCTGAAGCAACAGTTGATATTATACCTGTAGAACTATCAACTCTTCTTAAAGCATTATTCTCTGTATCAGCGATAAGAACATTACCGCACATATCTACAGCAACAGCATTTGGAGTCCAAAGTCTTGCATTTATTGCCAATCCACCATCCCCAGTATAGGGATTCTCTTGTGCCTTTGGAGATGTTCCCGCAAATGTTGTTATTATACCAGATGTATCAACTTTACGAATTCGATGATTCCAACAATCAGCAATATACACATTGCCATATGAATCCACTGCTACATCAGTTGGATTATTTAGTTGTGCAAGATTCGCATCTCCATTATCACCACTAAACCCTGAATTATTTTGTATTATTTCTTCAGTTGTAGGAAGTGGATTGCCCGCAATTTTGCGAATTATATTATCAGCGACAGTAACTTTCCATATACAATTATTATATAAATCTGCTATAAAAATATTTCCTAAAGCATCCACTGCTATTCCTTGAGGGTTACCAATAGAGGCATTTCTAGGAGGTCCTCCATCTCCTTGAAATCCAGTTAATTCTTTATTGCCCGCTATTGTTGTAATAATACCATTTGGATCAACTTTACGAATTACATTATTATATGTATCTGATATATAAATATTATCATTATTATCAATTGCTAAACCTTTCGGAATTGATATTTTGGCATTAATTGCTGGACCACCATCTCCACTGTAACCAAATTCAGCAGAATATAAATAGCGAGGGCTTAATTTACCTACAAATTCTGTATATGGTTTTCCAGTACCAGTATAATTTTTAGAAACCTTTAAAACTCTAGAAGTACCAGTTTCAATAAAATAAATTGTATTCTTAGAATCGACTACCACACCATATGGTTGTTTAATATTATCTGCGATAACTAGTTTATTCTCAGAAGTATATAATGCTTTTGGAGGCTGATATAATGGTGTTCCATTCAAATATGAATAATGTGCTTTATCCGGAACATAGACTGTTACCCCAGATTCACCATCTGGTTTATTTGTCCATCCCAATAATGTTGAACCATTTGGTGTATGATAAGGATTTCCGTCTTTGTCTAGTAATGTTGGATTGCCAAAGTCAAATCCATATGCAACTTTATTATAAACATTATTTGGTTCAACATACGCAAGTGTAATATATCCGTTTACCATAGAAACTTTTACAGGAGGAACATATGCGTTTTGATTTGCTTGTTGAAAAGCATCAAATTTACTTTGTAAAGCAGCTACAATTTCACTTTCTGAATAGGAACCATCTTGAATAATATATTTTTGTATTATTGGATTCTCGTCACCAAATATAAAATATAAATCCATATGTGTAATTTGTTTTCTTGTGACGGCCATATCTACTCTTTATAAATAAATTAATCCACCTCCTCCACCTTTGGTTGCGTTGTAGAAGGAGCATCAGAACTTTCGGGCATCTTTGAAGCATAGAGTTTCATCATAATCGGCTGAATCTGACTTTCAATCGACTTACGTTGATTTTCATATACATCTGCCTCTTCCTCCGCATGCTCCTCTAGCCACGCAAGACCCTTGCTTACTGCATCTTCTGCGCTCGCCACTTCGGATGTACCAAGTGTCTCCTTGACCTTGTCTTCACGCAGTGAGTTGCGAGTATTATACAAATAAGACTCAAGCTGATTTTTTGCCTCAATCTTTAGCATCTTTGCTTTATCAGCTTCTGCATTCGCCTCTGCATCACTTACCATCTTCTCAATGTCTTCTGTACTCAGACGACCCTTTTCATTTTTAATTGTAATGCTATTTGACTTTCCAGTAGACTTCTCAACAGCACTCACAGAGAGAATACCATTGGCATCAACATCATATGTAATCTCAATCTGAGGAACGCCACGAGGCATGGGAGGAATGCCTTCTAGACGGAATGTGCCAAGCAGATTGTTGTCCTTTGTGAATTGGCGCTCACCTTCAAACACGCGGATATCAACTGCTGGTTGGTTGTCAGCATACGTACTAAATGTCTGAGACTTCTTTGTAGGAATCGTCGTATTACGCTTAATAAGAGGTGTCATCACATTGCCACTTGTCTCAATACCAAGACTGAGAGGTGTTACATCAAGTAGTAGAATCTCACTTGTAATATCATTCTTCGAGTTGCCAGAAAGAATATGAGCCTGTACAGCAGCACCATACGCAACAGCCTCATCAGGATGAATCGTTTGGCACAGCTCCTTGCCAGCAAAGAACTCTTTCAGAAGTGCTTGGACGCGAGGGATACGCGAAGAGCCACCAACAAGCACAATGTCATCAACATCGGCTTTTGAAATCTTAGAGTCACGGAGAACAGACTCTACTGGAGCCATTGTTGAGCGAAATAGGT